AACGTGGAACTGATGAAAGTATGGTCCAATACCGAACTGGGGGAAACGTGGGAGTAAGACTGGGAAACCATAGAAGACGAAGAACTGATGAAACGCCGGGAGAATTACAACTGCGAAATCCCGGCTGATGTGCTTTATCTGACCGCTGGCGTTGACACGCAGGACGATAGATTTGAAGTTGAGGTTGTGGGCTGGGGACCGGAATATGAAAGCTGGGGAATAAAATTTGCGGCATTATACGGAGATACCGGGAACATACAAGACCAAGTATGGAAAGACCTTGACACGTTTCTTTCACAGACATTTGAAAAGCCGGACGGAACAAAGCTGAAAATAATTGCAACGTGCATGGACAGCGGAGGTCACAGAAGCAATCAAGTATATAAATTCTGCAAGCCCCGGTTTAATCGGCGCATATTTGCGATAAAAGGAAGCAATGACAGTGCGGCGGCGTACATCCAGAAGCCGACAAAGAGCAACCGGGAACAAGCCTATTTGTTCACTATCGGAGTTGACACCGGGAAAAGCTGGCTGATGGACAGATTGAAGCTGGAAGAACCGGGACCGGGCTTCTGCCATTTTCCGAGGGAAGACGGCAGGGGGTATGATGAAAAGTATTTTAAAGGCTTGACTTCCGAAAAAAAGGTAATGCGGTACAAGATGGGAAGACCATATTTTGCATGGGAACTGAAAGACAGAGGGGAACACCGCAGAAATGAAGCCCTTGACTGCCGGAACTATGCAACGGCAGCTATTGAAATAACGGGACTTCCGCTGAAAAAGCCAGAAGACCCGGAGAAGAAGCAGCAGACGGCAAGCCCCGCAAAAAGGAAAAAGAGGGGCAGAAGAAGTGGAGGTATAAACTAATGGCAGGAATAACACTGGAAACGGCGCAAAGACACCTTGACGCATGGTTGGAAGCAGAAATTGCGGTGACAAATGCGCAGTCCTACACAATCGGAAGCAGGGTCATGACAAAAGCTGACCTTGCAGAGATACGGAATACTATTGACTACTGGAATAAAAAAGTGATTGCATTGGAAAACGCAAAGAAACATGGGGGAAGAAACCGGGCATATCGTGCCGTACCCCGTGACTTGTAAGCAAAACATTTCCCGCAATTTCCCTTTTTGGCGGTTTATTTCCCCCCATTTCCCGCAAAAACGGTATAAAATGATAGCGTGAATAAATAGGCAGACACGAAAAGCACCCGTCAAACGGTGCTTTTTTCATGCAGTGCGGCAGACGGGAGGTGAAAAAGGGAATGGGCATTGCGACATTGATTGACAGAGCCATTGCAACGGTCGCACCGCAGAAAGGGCTTCAAAGGGCTGCGGCAAGGCAGAAAATGCAGATATTGAATAGCGGATATGGGAATTACGGCGCAAGCACGTTCAAAAAGTCGCTGAAAGGTTGGCTTTTCGCTGGCGGGTCGCACCGTGAGGACATAGAAGACAATGTTTCCGTGCTGCGGCAGCGCAGCCGTGATTTGTATATGGGCGTACCCGTGGCAAACGGCGCAGTCAAGACCATGCGGACAAATGTTGTGGGGCGTGGTCTTAACTTGAAGCCGTCCATTGACCGGGATGTTTTAGGGATAACGGCGGCGCAGGCGCAGAAACTGGAAAAGCAGATTGAACGGGAATGGCAGTTGTGGGCAGAAAGCCCGGATTGCGACATACAGAGAATTGATAATTTCTATGAGTTGCAGCAGCTGGCTTTCCTTAACTGGCTTATGTCCGGGGACTGTCTGGCGTTGCTGCCGATAAAGCCCAGAAAGAACCAGCCGTATGATTTGCGGGTGCAGCTGGTGGAAGCTGATAGGCTTTCCAGCCCGGACTACTGCGATACATACGACAATAAGATTGTCGGCGGCGTTGAGTGCGCCCCGGATGGGGAAGTTGTGGCGTACCACATTTCAGACCAGCACCCATTGTCCTATGAGGTGACGGACATTAAGTGGCAGAGGGTGGAAGCATACGGAAGCAGGACGGGAAGAAGAAACGTGCTGCACATTATGACCCGTGAGAGGATAGGGCAGCGCAGGGGCGTTCCGTTCCTTGCCCCGGTCATTGAAAGTCTGAAACAGCTGGGGAAGTACACGGACGCAGAACTTGTGGCGGCGGTAGTGTCCGGGATGTTTTCTGTATTCATTGAGAAAGAGGACGCAAGCGAGGACGGCGCAGTTGGTTCAATGATACCAGAAGAACAGCAGATTGACGCAGAGGACGAAAGCAGCCTTGAACTGGGTCCCGGCGTGATTATGGATTTGAACCCCGGTGAGAAAGTGCATGACACGAACCCCGGAAGACCGAACAGCAATTTTTCCATGTTCGTTGAAGCGATATGCCAGCAAATAGGGGCTTCCCTTGAAATCCCCTATGAACTGCTTGTGAAGCGGTTCAATGCGTCCTATACGGCAAGCAAGGGCGCACTGGAAGAAGCGTGGAAAATGTTCCGTATGTACCGGGCATGGCTTGCGGCTGATTTCTGCCAGCCGATTTATGAAGAATGGCTGACGGAAGCCGTGGCAAAGAAAAGGATTGCCGCCCCCGGCTTCTTCACTGACCCGCTAATCAGAAAGGCATACTGCCGGGCAGAGTGGAACGGACCGGCAAAAGGTATCCTTGACCCGGTAAAGGAAGTGACCGCAGCGGAAAAGAGGGTGCAGAACGGATTTTCAACGAGAAGCAGCGAAACAAGGGAAATGACGGGCGGCGATTATTACAGTAACGCAGACCAGTTGAAGCAGGAAGAAAAGAAATTAAGCGAGGTGAAGAAAGTTGCCAAAGGGAATGAAAAACAGAAACAGCAGCCCGCAGGGGCAGAGCCAGCAGGGGAAGAACCCGCAGGGGGTGGACCAGAAGAACCAGCAGGGCAGCAGGGAAAGCCAGCAGAACCCGCAGGGGGTGACGGGGAATAAATTCTGGGACTTCATACCGGGGACAGAAACGAACCCCCCGGAAATGCTTCTGTATGGACCGATAAGCAGCCAGCAAAGCTGGTGGGAAGACAGAGTGACACCGCAGCAATTCAACAAGGAACTTGCTGCGCTGGGGGACGTGCCGGAAATAGTCGTGCGCATTAACAGCGGCGGCGGTGACGTATTCGCTGCAAATGCGATTTTCACCAGATTAAAGGACCATACGGCAAAAATCACGGTGAAGATTGACGGCTGGGCGGCTTCCGCAGCCACAATCATTGCAATGGCTGGGGACACGATAAAAATAGCCAGAAACGGCGTTTTCATGATACATGACCCGGCAATGACCGTCTGGGACACTTTCAGAGCGGAAGACTTTGAAAAAATGGCTGACGAACTGAAAGTGATTAAACAAAGCATAGTCAACACCTATGCAATGAAAACGGGCATGGGTGCTGATGAAATAGCCGCTTTAATGAGTGAAGAAAAGTGGTGGACGGGTGACGAAGCAGTGACAAACGGCTTCTGTGATGAATTGATGTTTGAGGAAGCAAGCACGGTGGTTGAAAATTCTTCAAAAATCGTGGTCAATTCCACGCCCATTGACATTTCAGCATTTAAGACGGTCCCTAAAATGTTATTGAACAGCCCGCACAATCCGGGTGGTTTGATAAATATAAGTGCAGCAGCTAAAAACAAGCCAAAGGAGGAAAAAGAAATGGCAGCAGTTGAAAACATTGGAACGGTTGACGCACTGAAAGCCGCATACCCGGATTTAGTGGCAACCATCCAGAACGAAGCGGCAGCAGCGGCAACGGCGGCAGAAAGAAGCCGTATCAAGGCTATTGAGGATATGGCGGGCGGCAATTATGCGGACATTGTTTCTGACGCAAAATTTGTGAACCCCTGCACCGCAGAGCAGGCGGCAATGAAAATCATTGCCGAACAGAATAAGCAGGGCGGGCAGTACATCCAGAACCGAAACGCTGACGCTGACGCTTCCGGCGTGAACGGAGTTGCAGGGGCAGCAGGGGGCAGCGAAGACGGAAAGAACCCGTTTGACGCAGCTATTGACGCACTGAAATTTGAATAAGGGGAGGTAAAGGAAAATGGCAAGATACGCAGTGGAAACGAGAAGCACAGAGCCTAAGAATTTCTTTGCCGGGGACTTCCCCACGTTGCCGGAAACCGGGACGGCAGGGGAGAAGCTGGCAGAGCATACGCCCGTAACCGAAAATGAAGACGGGAAGATTGTCGCAGTGGCGGCAGCGTCCGGCAGCGGTGACAACGCAGTAGCGGCAACCACGGGGAATGTAATCGGAATTACGGTAGAAGCGGCAGAAAAAGGCGAACCCGTTGTATATTACATGACGGGGGAGTTTTTCGCTGACGCACTCAATCTGCCGGAGGGCGTGGAAATCGAAGACATTAAGGACAGCTTGCGCAAGCTGTCTATCTTTTTGAGATAGGAGGATGAAAAGACAATGGCAAACGAAGTATCTATTTATGAACCGAGGACAATGGGCAGGGTCATTCAGAAGCTGCCCCCGGTGAGGACGTTTTTCAGAAGCACTTTCTTCCGGCATGAGGAAACCTTTGTGACAAAGAGCGTTGACGTGGATTTCAGAAAGGGAAGCCGCAAGGTTGCCACGTTCGTGTCCAGACTGATTGGCGGAAAGATTGTCCCCAACACTGGATATGAAACTAAGACCTATACGCCGCCGCTGGTTGCCCCGGAGAAAGTGACCACTATTGATGATTTACTGGAACGCCGCATTGGTGAAAATATGTATTCCGGGAAAACGCCCGCACAAAGGGCGGTGGAGAAGATGGCGCAGGACTTCATTGAACTGCGGGAGCAGATAACCCGCCGTGAAGAATTGATGTGCGCCCAGACCATCTTCACCGGGTCAATCCCCGTTATTGGTGACGGGGTGAACGAGGTTATCACGTTCGGATTTACGAACACGGAGAAAATAACAACGGCAACAAAGAAGTGGACAAATGAAGCAAGTGACCCGCTGGGGGACCTGCGCCGCTGGCATGAAACAGTACAGAAGACGGGATTTTTAAATTGCGATATTTGCGTCATGGGTAAGGATGTAGTAAGCGCATTTATTTCCCATCCGAAAATAAAGGATTTGCTGGATGTAAAGAATTACAATCTGGCAGTTATCCAGCCCCGGCAGCTGCCAAACGGCGTGACCTATATCGGGACCATTCACGAACTGGGGCTGGATATTTACAAGTACAATGAATGGTATCTGGACGATTGGACGAACCCCGCAGCCCCGGAAGACAAGCCGCTTGTCCCGGACAACCAGCTTGCATTGCTTTCCAGCAATACAGACTGGTCCATGTACTATGGTGCAATCACGCTGATTGACGAACCCAACGGGAATTTCCGTACCGTTGAGGGGAAACTTGTGCCGGACACATGGACAAAGCGCAAGCCCGCAAGAAGATTTCTCAATGTATCTTCTGCGCCTTTGTGCGTGCCGCATGATGTGGACAGCTGGTTTGTGGCGCAGCCCGTATGACGGGGGATTTCAAGGCACTGCTTGACAGCGATATGAAAGTATTCCACAATCCGGCAGAATTTGCGCATAAAACAAATATCTGGTATCTGGAAAAGCAATACACCGTCCCGGCAGTCATTGACCATACGGCGGCAGAGGAACGGCAGAGGGCAGGAGAAGACCACGCAGAGGGCATATACCGGGCAAATTGTCTGGTATATGTTGCCCTGCGTGATTTAGGTTTTGTGCCTAAAAAAGACCGCAATATCGAGATTGAGGAAGCGGGCGCAGTATCCATATATCGGATTGAAAAAGCGGATTGCGAGGATGGCGAAATCATACTGGAATTGGAGTTGATGGACGAATGATTGAAATAACTTCTGAAACCATAGAGAGGACGCAAACATTGCTGGCGGGTATTCCGAAAGGCGCAGAACGGGCTTTTTCAGCCGCAATCAACCGGGGATTGAGCCACACAAAGACACAAGCATTTAAGCAAGTAAAAAAGGTGTATGCAGTAAAGCAAAGCGCACTGAACGAAGCAACCACGACACGGGCGCAGAAAGCCAGCACGGGAAATCTTGCTGGCTATATTTCATTTTCTGGCGTAAAGATACCGCTTTACAAATTCCAAGTGACACCAAAGACACCCGGAACGGGAAAGAAAGTGCGGGCAGGAGTAATGAAAGGCGGCGGCGCAGTTTTTGAAAGCGCATTTATCGCAAAGATGGAAAGCGGTCATACTGGAATTTTTGAGCGCATTACATCAAAACGGCTGCCCATTGAAGAAAAAATGGGACTTTCAGCAGCGCAGATGGTACAGAACGAAGTCATTATGGACCAGCTGACGCAGGAAGCGCAAGAAAAGGTTGACGAACGCTTGAACCATGAAATTGAACGCATTTTGAACGGTTACGGAGGGTAAGGCATGACACCAATAATATTGCTGGATGATTTGCAGAAATTCATTGAGGAAAACACGGCAGACATATTGCTGGAAGTGAAAGTGCGGACGGGACCTGCAACGGAGAAAGAAAGGGCAGCAAGGGTCTACAAGCTGGGACTGCCGGAAAAGGACGATAACACGCAGCAAATACCGTATATATTGCTGAAAGTGCTGACCGGGGCAGACGAAAAGGAAGAACACCAGCCGAAAGCAAGCAGCGTCCGGGTGCGCATGATAATTGCCACATATTCGCAGGACGGGGAACAAGGGCAGCTGGCATTGTTAAATCTTATATTGCGGATAAGGGAACGCTTGCAGAAGCAACACATAATCGGCGGGCGTTTCTGCCTTGAATACCCGTTTGAGTACATCATATACCAAGACACAACGCCCCCTTACTATCTGGGGGAAATCATGACAATATGGAGCATACCGAGTATTGAAAGAGAGGTGCAGGAAGTATGGCAGTAAAGAAGAACGCCACAGCAGCCGCAGAGAGCGAAAAAGCGGCTGGGGTAGACAATTCTACCATTGAAGCAGAAAAAGCCGGGAATGGGGCGCAGACGCAGCCACAGACGGCAAATAATGAGCCGGACACGGTGAAACTGATTTATATAGG